TCCAATATGCATCTTTTTTATAGACTATTGGATATAAACAGACATTACATGTCTTTTTATTATTAAATTTATCCATTGTTATTCCTTTCTTTTAAATAGATAAAGATACTTTATAAGTATCAGTCAGTATTCTGACCACAAGTGGTCGGAAGAATACTGAATGATAATTACTCACTGCGATACTCTCGTCATGCTGAGCTCGTTGTATCGCCAGGTTTGTTCCCGATGGTTGCCATACATACTCGTATCATGAACTCCCTACTTACTCGTATGTATCATTGCAACTAAATACTCATTAAGATTAACTCCTTTCTAATAAGTATCAGTCAGCATTCTGACCTCATAGGTCGGAAGAATGCTGAGTGATAATTACTTTTTAATTATGGTTACAAACCTTGTCGAAACAAGCTTTTGTACACCAACAGTCTTCATAGTTGAATTCGGCTAACGCCTCATCACAACAACATATATTATTCATATTATCCTTTCTTTATAAATAACTATCCGACCTCATAGGTCGGAAGGATAGTTATTTAATTCATCATATCCAGCCAGACATTAGCTGGCGGTGGATTATCGTTACGTTTAAACCAGATATATTTTCGTATACGAAATCTATATCTTTTAAACGCACACTCTATTGTGAATAAATACCATTTTATTTTATTCATAATATCCTTTCTGTCGGAAGGTTCGAACTCATAAGTTCGAGAACCTTCTAGACATAAAGATATATAATTCATTAGACATACAAGGCATGTTAAATAACTATATATCTCTATATTTTAATGTAATAGGAAGTCATACTGTCTGACCTCAGAAGGTCAGAAGACAGTATGTCTTACTATTTACAAAAATATAGGATACTGTATAGAATATACAGTATATATATAGTTTGACTAGCAGATGTTAATCTTGGTGTCTTACATATAGTACGTAAGGTCTAAAAAATATGCTGGTAATCTTGTACAGAAACCCTGTCAGTAATTGGCTTTTAGGGCATGAGCGGGCATTAGGCTTATGTGATTTGACTTAACCTTTTCTAGTGTCCTTGGGTACTGCCTTTGTCTTTCTAGTGTACTGATTACTCAGTGAGCAGCTTTCTGCATCCCGATTGCACCTTCACCTGTAACAAAATACTTGTGTTAAGTGTTTGTAATTAACTTGACTATAGCATATAATTCTCACTATACAAACATCTAAAGAAAGATAGTTAAACAATGGTTGATACTCCCAAGAATGTAGTCTGTATAGCTGAGGGCTGCAGGAAAAGATTAAAGGGTAAGCAACGCAAATTCTGTTCTCCTACCTGCCAAAAACGACAGTTTGCTAGAGATAAATATTACAACAAGCAAGATGACGTAAAACCTATTAATATAGAACGTAAGTCTGACGAAGGCGACTACGCTTCTGTTAGACGAGGACAGCATTACCGAGCTTTCGTAAGCGAAGGTATAGCTGATGAAGTTGCAACTGGCGATATGACAGTAGCACACGCAGCTTCCCTCCTTGGTTGCACTTCTGCTACTGTCAGTCGCATGCTTGCTGCCTACAAGATAGACAGTAGAAACGCAATAGCAGCAGAAGATTGGGAAATATCAGCAGATGCACAAAGTGCATTAGAAAATTTTTCCGACTTCCGACACAAATATTTTCGCACCGAACTAGGCAAACATTATGACACTGCACCTTTTCACACTAACTGGATAAATAACATTATAGATTCTATAGATAACGGTAAAGAATTATTAATACTGTCACCCCCACGACATGGAAAGACAGAACTATTAATACACTTTGCTGTATATCAAATATGCAAAAACCCTAACGTACGTATTATGTGGGTAGGTGGTAACGAAGATATAGCTAAGAACGCATTGTCTGCTGTGTTAGATGTATTAGATACAAATGAGGAATTACAAGAAGCATATTGTCCACCAGGTACAAACTTTAAACCAGATAACAGGTCAGGTAAAAACTGGTCACAAAATCAATTTACTGTAGGTACTAGAACAGTTTCAGGTATTAAATCACCTACAATGGTTGCTGTAGGTAAAGGTGGTAAAATTCTATCTCGTGACTGTGACATAATAATTGCAGACGACATTGAAGACCATCAAACTACTATGCAACCTGGTGCTAGAGAAAGTACAAGACAATGGTGGACTACAACACTATCAAGTCGTAAAGAGGAACATACAGCTGTAGTTGTTATTGGGTCAAGACAGCACCCTGATGATTTATATAATCACTTACTAGAATCAGATAACTTTACAAGCATTGTAGAAACATCACATGCTTTAGATTGTCAAATACCAGAACACTTAGAAGAAGAACATACTGATTGTATGTTGTGGCCAAATAAACGTAGTTTTAAATGGTTAATGTCACGATTACATTCTGCTGAATCTACAGGTGGTAGACAAACATTTGAAATGGTTTATTACAATCAAGCATACGTAGAAGGTACGCAAATATTTACTATGAATATTATTGACCAATGTATGCGACCTGATTTAGTACTAGGACAAGTGTATAGAAATTTATATCTTGTTGCTGGATTAGACCCTGCATCATCTGGTTATCAAGCATCTGTATTATGGGGTATAGACCAGTACAGAGGTGAATTATATTTAGTAGATTTAGAAAATAGACGAGGTGGTGGTGTAAGAGCTGCACTTGACCAAATGGCACAATGGTTACATGATTATGATTGTAGACATTGGATAGTAGAAGAAAACGGATTTCAAACTGCTATACGACAAGATGCTGCTATTAAAGAATTTACATTACGTACTGGTATAACTGTACAAGGACATTTGACTGGCAAAAATAAACACGACCCACTTTATGGTGTTGGTGCTATGGCAGATTTGTTTGAAGACAAAAGAATTATTTTACCTACTGGTGATGGTGAATCTAATGCAAAAGTACAGAAATATAGGCAACAACTGTTATACTTTGATGGCAAGCCTGTTTCTAAACGAAACAAGGAAAAAACTGACATAGTTATGGCAAGTTGGTTTCCTATGAAAGTTTTTAGGCGTATGCAAAAAGAGCATGCTGCTGACATAGGATTAGACTACAATCCTAGTTATGGAGATTATAAAATGACGGAGATGAACGAAGCACCATGGGCATAGAAAATTTAGATGTAAAAAATTATCAAGAGATAGTTAGAAATGCTTCTGAACTTACATCTGGTAAGTTAGTACAAGAAAGACAAATTTCAAAAGCTAGAATTAAAGCAATTCTTAATGGTGGTGCTGATGGTATAAAAGCTTTACTAGGTAACACAATGGAAACCTCTGATGCTGATTTATTACCAGCTCCTAACATGTTGCAGTCTGGTATTGACCGACTTGCACAAAAAGTATCTGGCATACCTCAAGTTAGAGTAGATGTACCTAACGATAATGATTCTGCTAGAAGTAAAATGCGTGCAGAAAAATTAGAACGTATTGTTACTAACTATGACGACAAACAAGGTTTATTACATCAATTACAACAGGCTGCTAGATGGTTACCTGGTTATGGTTATTGTGCTTGGGTAATTACTACAAAGAGAGATACCAATGGTTTCTTTTATCCTAGTGCAGAACTACGTGACCCTTATGATACATTCCCAGGTAACTTTGGTCCTGACCAACAACCTAGAGAAATGGCTGTAGTAAGAAGAATACCTAGATACAAACTTGCACAAATTTATCCTGAGTTTGCAGAACAAATATTAAAACAAGACGAAGATGCAGAAGAAGCAGCACCAGATACTGCTACACCATTTATGTCTTATGAAAACAACAGAGAACAAGGTTGGGAAGACAATACATATGCTGGTGTAAGAATTATTGAATACTATGACATGGGTGGTACTTATGTAGTATTCCCAGAACGTAATATGATTTTAGATTTCATACCTAACGTTTTATCAACTCCACCATTTGTATTTATGAAGCGTGTGTCTTTTGACCAACTAAAAGGACAATATGACCATGTTATAGGTTTGATGGCAATGATGGCAAAGATAAACATTATGTCAGCAATAGCAATGGAAGATTCTGTGTTTACAGAAACTAACATATCAGGAGAGATAGAATCTGGACAATATAGAAAAGGTCGATTTGCAGTTAATTATCTAGCTCCTGGTACACAAGTTTCTAAACCAATGAATAATATTCCATATCAATTGTTCCAACAAGTCGATAGACTTGAAAGACAATTGCGTATGGTAGGTGGCTACCCTGTTACTGACGATAGTCAATCACCTAACAGTTTTGTTACTGGTGCTGGTTTATCAGAACTTAACAGCACAATGTCACTTATGATTTCAGAATATAGAGATATTATCAAAACAGCTATGGTACAAATGGACCAAAAGAGATTAGAGATGGATGTAGTTCTATCATACTCACAAGGTATTAGTAAAAAACCTATGGCTGGTTTCTTAAATGGTTCTGCATTTAGTGAAAACTATCAACCACTTAGTGATATTGGTGGTGACTTTAAAACTAGACGTATCTATGGAGTTATGGCTGGTTTTGATGAACCACAAAAAATTGTAACTGGATTGCAATTATTACAAGCAGGTGTTATAGACGTAGAAACATTACAAGATAATATTGATGGTTTAGAAAACATAGCAAAAGTACAAGAACGTATTAGAAAAAATAAAGCCGAACAAGTATTGTTTGATAGTATTTTAGCAAGGTCTGCTCAAGGTGATGCTGCAGCTACAATGGCTGCAATAGCTATTTATGAGTATCCATCTGCAATAACAGAGATTATGAAGCAGTTCTACACTCCACAAGAGCCACAAATGTCACCTGAAGAAGAAGCTATGATACAACAACAAATGATGCAACAGCAAGCAGGAGGACAAGGTGGGATACCAACAATGGCGCAGGCATTTGGATTATAAGAAAATGCAAGATTATTTTGATGTAGAGTTTTGGGACTTAGTATACGAAGAATATGGTGTAACAGACGAATTAGATATATTGTCTGAAAATGTAACAGAGATTATTACACCTACACCAGGAATAATAATTCTTATTACTCAGGAGTTTTATGGCAAAGAATAGACGTGGCGGATATAGACAACCTAGTAAACCTGCTGCAGTAGCTACACCACAAGGTGGGCAAAGAACTGATGGTGGACCAGGAAGTAGTAAACAACCTCTTAGAAGGTTACCTGATGCTGAATATGGTCAAAATAAAGCTTTTGTTCAACAACAACAAGCCGCTCCCCTACCACAACAAAACCCTATTCCTGTATCTCCAAATGTTTTTGCACCAACAGAAAGACCAGGAGAACCTGTAACTCAAGGACAACCAATAGGGGAGGGTAGTGGTCCTAGACAACAAATAGCAGATAATACAGATGTTATACTTCAAGCACTATATCAAATAAATCCAACACCTACATTATTGGAGATTATCAACAATAGGAATATTTAATGGCATTTATACTCAACGATAGGAATGAGTATTATGACATACTCAATGCACGTAAACAAGTAGAACTACAAGTTAGTCAGTATAATGCTTTAGCACAAACAAATCCTGAACAAGTTATACAAAATCTAGAAAAATACCCTACTGAATTAGATACTGGTACTGCATTAGGTATGAGTGTATTAGGAATACCAGCAGAGTATCAAGCTGTAAATGAAATAGCTCAAGCTAGTAGAAGTAATAAATTATATAACGAAGCTAAGTTATGGCAAGAATTACAACAAAGATACCAATATGACCATGTAGAAAACAATATGAAAATGACATGGGGTGATTTATGGACAGGTGGACTTATGCCTGGTGGTGCTAAACCTGGAGATGTTCAATACGGAGTTTGGGCATTTGCAGGATTAGATGCATTATTTCAAACATTTGGTCCTTCTGGTAAATGGTCTGTTATTGCTAGCGCTGCAAACGCATTAGCACCTGGACAACCTATGAAAGTAGGTAGGTCACAAGCATATCTTAGAGATTTAAGAGCTTACGATAATTTACTTAAAAAAGGTTACACACCACAAAAAGCACAAGATATGTTGCAAATTGACCTTAGTGGTACACAAGTTTCTGGATTAGGTAGAGAACTAGGTACATTAGATGAACTTAGACAACAAATTGAAATGGTTAAAGAAGCACACAAAATGGGTGGTGAACCTGTACTTGCTGCTATGTTTAGAGCTGTATCAGAAGGTAAACCATTAAACTTTGATAGAGCTACTAAGATATCTCTTGAATCAGTTAAAGCAGAAAAAACTCCTTATTATGTTGCATTAACTACAGATTATGGAATGTCACCTGATGAAGCTAGAAACTTTATTTATAAGAATATTGGCGCACCATTAAAAAACTTTGATGAAAATGGTGAGATACATTACACATCTGCATTTAATCCAAACAAGATTAACTTTTATGCAGGTAGAGCAAGACAAAGATTTTTCTGGGCAGGACAAACAGAACAAGATTATTTTAGACCTGAGTGGGCAGATAGAGATATATTACTTGAATATTCACCAGGACGTGTAACTGCAGCTGAAGTATTTGCACCAGGTTCAAAAGCATTTGATATTTTATCTGGATTAACAGATGCTGCATATCAATTAGTTCCTGAATTATTTGTAGGAAAAGGTATTAAAGGTGTTAAGAATTTACAAAAAGGTTTACGTAGAGTAAATCCTGTTATGGAATTATTAGATGAAGGTGCATTAGTAAAAGGTACTAAATTTAGAAAAGAAACTGTACGTGTAAGTAGTAAAAACTTAGCAGATAATATTTTAGAAGAAGTAGGTCCTGTTATTGATGGTGCTACAGGTACAGGTGATTTAACTGGTATTGTAAATAAATCTGGTCAGTTAATTAAAAATCAGTTAATTGGTAAAGATATATCTACAACTAGAAAAGCTTTAAAGAAACTTAAAAAAGAAAATACATTGTTTGGTAGAGTACCTAAGTTTTTTCAAACAACAAAAGATGATATTTTAAATAATCCTACTAACACAGAGTTTTTTAAAGCATTAGCAGAGGAAGAAAATCTTTATTTAATAAGTACTAATCCAATTACAAAACATTTACCTGCACAAGTACAAGCAGATATTGTTAAAGAAACTGATTGGCGTAAAGTACAAGGAATGTTTGATGACATGATTTCATCATCTGGTTATGCAATACGTAATGATGTAGGACAAATGGTACCTTATACATTACCAGGAAAAATGTTACCAAAGACTGGTTCATTAGCTGTTAATAAATTTTTACAATCAACTGGTTTAAATCCTAATGCTAGTTATAGAACATTTGGTAGTTGGGCTGGAGAAAAAACTAGAAAACTTAGAGAAGGTGTATTTCCTTTAAGACAAAGTAAACGTAATCCACAAAAACTTGTAGAAGTAGGTAACGAAGCTGTTATTGATACAATGGATGCTGTATCTGATAAAGTACATACTTTATCTAAATTAGAAAATTCTACACCGTCATATGTACTAGAAGCATTAGAACAAACAGGTACACCTAAATTTGAAAGATACTTAGGTTTTAGTTCTAACTTTAACTCTAGCTACAATCCTTATTACAGAAAGTTATTAGGAGTTGTTCCTGATATGGGAATACCTCTTAATAATTTAAATGTTGGATATAGACAGTTATCTTCTCATTTGCAAATAAATGGTTATGACGCAGAGAA